AATAAAGTGGTGATCTTTTAGCATTTTGTGTGTGTGTTTTAGTGTGATGTAAATGTACAAACTTCTGTATATTAATTGCAAGTGAATTGTAAAATTTATTTTTGTTTTCCACCAGCGGTAAGTTTTTTGTTTGAGTGGTTTTAATTTCCACTAGCGGTTTTAATTTCCACTAGCGTCTGTGGAATTTTGTTTTCCACTATGGATTTTGTTTTCCACTAGCGTTTTGAACCGATTCGATCCAGTTCAATTTTCCACTACGGATTTTGTTTTCCACTAGATCGCGGCACTGTTTATGTTTTCGTCTACTCATTTTGTTTTCGTCTACTTTTTTTTGGTTTTCAATTTTGGAACCGGTTCGAACCGGTTATTTTTTCCACTACTCATTTTGTTCAGGTCGCAATTTGCGGCCGCAAAATTTTAGACATTTTCCGTAGGTTTCCTTCTACTTATTTAATTTTATTAAACTTCTTTTCCTTTTCCACTACGGATTTTGTTTTACTCTATAGATCAGCGCGCTAAATTTTCCGGCGCGTTTCCACTACTAATTTTGTTTTATACTATTGAATCAATGTTAAAAGGTTTGTATTGAAATTCTCCATATTCATTTTTAAATTTTCCCCATGCAACACCTTTTATGGAGTGATAATCGACAAAAATTAAATAAAAAACTTTATTGTTTTTAAGTTGAATTTTAAGTTCGTCACCTTTTTTATATGTTTTCATAATCGTATTTTTTTAGTTTGTTTTCCACTAGTTTTTAATTTCCACTAGCCTACTATTTTATTCCGCTGGTTTTGTTTTATACTACGGTTTTACGCTTGGTTTATTAGGCTATTTTTAAGCCCGTGGTAAAGCGATCTTTTTTTATTAGTGGTAATCTATACGCTAAAATTTAAACGTCTTAAAACGCTTAATTTAAGGCTGTATTTTTTGCAAGTTATACGCGACACAATCTAAACCGTACTCAATTGAATAGCCTATTTTAAATAATTCGTTTTCAAGTCGTATTAGATTAGTATAGGTTTGTTTCTTTGCCATGTAATGCGCCAAAATAGCCCGCAAATTAGCGGGCCATTGTTCAGGATATTCGAATAGGTCGACCATTTTATAAGTTTTTTAAGTTAGTAATAAAGAGAAGCCGCGGCGGGAATCGAACCCGCCCAACGTTCCAAAGTGGCTAAAAAAAGGCGCTAATTAAGCGCCGAAAATTACATTTACCGAAATACGCGTAAAATGAAATTCAAAATAATAATCCGAACTAGGATAAAGCTTTCTAGCTAATTCTAATTTATCCGGCGTGTTATCAATATTTGCGCGGAACACGGAAAAGGCCCGATTTTCGAGCGCTTTAATTGAGTGGATTGAAAATAAAGGCGTTTTCATTTTGTTTTTGTCTAGGGTTGAAAAAAAGGGGAATTAAATCCCCTTTACTAAATTAACGGTCGCTTTAATGTCGTAAGATTGGAAAACAATACAGCCGCCAAAATCTTTACCACGGTACATTTTGCCGCCTATTTTACGGGACTTTTTTACCACTAGATCAAACTTTTCTAAAATATTAAGGCCTTCGCCTTCTCTTTCGTTTAATAGGTCGTAAAAATGTACCACATACCTAGGATTCCCGTTTACATCGTTGTTTATTCGTTTCATGTTGTGTATTGTTTAGTCTTGATTAATATCTAGTGCCTAAATGCTTGTTTAATTCTTCAATGCAATCAAAAAACAATTCTTGTTCTGTTTCGTCATCATAAACAATAAAATCAACTTCTTGACCAAATGCACTTGCGATAGTTACGCCGTTTTCTAGCGCTATGTAAACATATCCGCTGTTAATGTTGAAGCCTTCTTCTTGGATTTCTTCGCCCGCGAAGTGTTCAGCGTATGCGGCCCATACTATGGATTTTGATTTTGCGTCTAGGTAAGCGAATGAATTAGTCATTTTGTTTCGTGTTTAGTGTTGTTTGTGTTTATTTAAGTAGTTGTAAGCCTAGCAAGTAACCTAGGAAAAATATAGGACTAAATGCGATTATAGTATAAATGATTTGTGCGAGTACTTTTGTGGCTTTCTTCATGATTAGTATCCGATTGCTTCTAACTGCATACCATAAATTAGGCCTATGATTAGTACCACGGCCATGATTCCAAAAGCGATAATATTGGCTTTTGCATTTTCGTTGATCTTGTTTGCGGTTGTGTTGTTTGAAGTTGTCATTTGTGTTTGTGTTTAAGTGTTTGTGATTGTTTAGTAAATGTACAAAGGTTTGTAAATAATTGCAAGTGATTAAGTAAATATTTTCTACTTTTTTTAATCTTTTTTTTTACTTTTTAAACCGCCTTTTGCGATTTGTTTGTGCCTTATCACTTATCAAATGTACAAAGGTTTGTACTTATGTGCAAGTATTTGTAATAATATTTTTTATTTTTTTTTATTTATTTTCATTTACCTTTACTTTGATTAACCAAATTAAACCTATTTTTTAATGCAGTCCTTTGTAACATATGGAAAAGAAACAACGCGGCGGACCTAGGCCGAACTCAGGTAGGCCACCTAAAATACAGGAAATCAAGCTAATAGAACAAATGGACGCGATATGTGTCCCAGATAAAATTTGGGAAGCGCTTTTGATGAAGTGCGCGCAAGGTGATACAAACGCGCTGAAACTTTGGCTTTCTTACCGGTTTGGTTTACCTAAACAACAAATAGACGTAACTTCGAACGGCGAAAAAATCGCTCCGCCTATACAGTGGATTGGGCGTAATGCGGCGATCGAAGCCGCAAAGGTGATAAATGATGACGATGACGAACAAAGCGAAAATAAGGCTTTAATTCAGCTGGAAGAAAAAGAAACTTTGGTAATTGATAATCAACAAACCTATCTTTTCTAAATGATTAACTTGCTAGAAGATTACAAGCCGCTTTTTTATGAGCAACCCGAAACCCGATATTATTTAATAACAGGCGGACGTGGATCGGGCAAAAGTTGGACGTTAGCGTTATTCCTGTTAAATCTAACTTATCAAAAAGGCCATGTTATTTTATTTACGCGTTACACGTTGGTGAGTGCGTTCATTTCGATTATCCCCGAATTTTTAGACAAGATAGAAATAATGGGAAAAGTCAACGACTTTGAGGTGACGCAATCCGAAATAATAAATAAGTTGACCGGATCAAAGATTCTATTTCGCGGCATCAAAACCAGTTCCGGCGTAAACACAGCAAATCTCAAAAGTATTGCCGGTTTATCAACTTGGGTTATTGATGAAGCGGAGGAACTAACCGACCCAGACGTTTTCGACAAAGTCGACCTTTCTATAAGAGCGAAGGAAAATTATAACCGCGTTATTTTGGTAATGAATCCCGCTTACAAAAGTCATTGGATTTACAACGACTTTGTAAAAAAGAAGCGAAAGGATACGACCTATATACATACGACATACATAGACAACAAAGAGAACTTATCCGATTCATTCATACAAGCCGCGGAAAAGACAAAGCGAGAGAACCGCGCGCGATATGAACACCTATTTTTGGGCACATGGTTAGATGACGCGGACGGAATGTTATGGAACCGCGCAATACTTGGAAAAGCCCGAATTGACGAAGCGCCAAACCTAACTAGAATAATAGTCGCAATCGATCCCGCAACTACTGCAAACATGCAAAGTGATGAAACGGGTTTAATTGTAGTTGGAAAAGATAGCGAAGGTTTTGGATACGTTCTCGAAGACTTAAGCGGAAAGTATTCGCCAAATCATTGGGCAAAAGTCGCAAATGATGCCGCCTTCCGTTGGAACGCCGATTGCATAGTAGCTGAAAAAAACCAAGGTGGTGACATGGTCGAAGCTGTATTAAAGTCGCAAGGCACGAATTTTAGGATAAAGCTAGTAACAGCAACGAAAGGAAAATATGTGAGAGCCGAGCCCGTTTATTCATTATATGAGCAAGGGCAAATTTATCACGTTGGTAGTTTTCCTATATTGGAATCGCAAATGGTAACCTTTAACCCCGATAAAGGAAAATCGCCCGATAGAGTTGACGCCCTTGTTTGGGGATTAACAGAACTAATGGTAAAAAACAACTTTGAATTCTCAATATGAAAAAAGAAACTATTGCCGCGCTAATCTTAATGTTAATCACTTATTTATTTATAGTTTTCGTGACATTGGATTTTAACGTATTTAATTGGCATTGGAGCGCTCGCGCTGTTATGGTAGTAACTTGGTTTTATGGAGTTACATTTTTAGAAAAGAATAAATAAGTATATTTGCTAAAACGAATATGCTATGCTATTAAAGGCTCTAAGGTCATACATCAATCCTACGGTTATTTCGACACCTCAGAAACCCGATGTAAACCTTCTCAATCAAATACTTTATGGCCAATTTACGGCCTCCACGATGGTTGTTTGGTATGACTCAAACCAACAAACATTTATAGACAAAGGATACAAAGGAAACGCGCTTGTTTACTCAATTATTCGAAAGATAGCCGAAAAAGGCAAGCAGTGCCCGACCTATGTTTACAAGGAGACTGAAGCGGCTAAAAAATACAGAGGCGGAAAATATAACTCAAAGGAGCTTAACAGATTGCAAAGCATAGCATTTCGTAAAAAGGAATTGCAAGACGTTAACTACTCCGATCCCGTAAACCAATTGATTAAGAACCCGAACCCGATGCAAACTTGGGCGGAGTTTTTGGATTCTATGCTAACGTGGTACAATACTAGCGGAGAAATATTCGTTTACGGCTTTGCTCCTCAAGATGGCCTAAATAAGGGCAAAATTAAGGAGATGTACGTTTTGCCGTCTAACTATGTCGAGTTAGTGGCTGGCAGTTTATTCGAGCCTGTGAGAGGTTACAAATTGATAATTGGAGATCAGAACATTGAGATTCCAGCTGACCAAGTATTGCACATCAAAACCACCAACCTTACTTGGGATTTGAATGGCGCTCAACTTCGTGGAATGCCTCCACTATTGGCTGGCTTAACAACATTGCAAGCTAACAACGAAGCGACAGAGGCAAAGCAGAAGACTTTCCAGAATGGAGGAGCAAAAGGAATTATTTCTCCTAATATTAATAACCCTGAGTTCTGGCCATCGCCTGATCAGCGAGCAAAGATGGATGAGCGGATTGATGAGAGGATAAACGGTAATAAGAACTTAAATAAGATTGTTGCATCTTCAATTCCGTTGCGTTACGATGCAATCGGATTGAGTCCAGTTGCGATGGATATTATCAACTCTCAGAACATGGATTTGCAAACACTTTGCGGTCTGTGGGGAGTTAACCCTGTTTTGTTTACATCTAACGCAACCTATGCCAATTTGGAAGGAGCTCAGAAGGCTTTGGTTACCGATGTGATTATGCCTCAGCTGCAAATGATTGAGGAGAAGTTTACGCAATGGCTAGGTATGTCTTACGGGATGGATTATGTGATTGACTTTGATATTTCATCATTCTCGGAGTTACAACCTGATGTGCAGGTTATTTTGGATACTTATGGCAAATCTCCATATTTTACAGGCAATGAGGTTAGAAGCTTGTTAAACTGGCACGCTAGCGAAGACCCAGCAATGGATGTGCATTGGATT